ATGGCATTAGTCAGACAACCACAATACGACCGTAAATATGACGGTGAAAATGGAACGGAAAAAGTAGAGGCGTTTGTTGATACCTCCACGGGGCAGATATTTAACAACCAAAGGCAAGGCGATAGCGAGAACGGCTTTACTTACAAAATGACTCCTACGGATAGTTCGTGGGATTACATGAACGCAGCAGACCCGTCTGGTAAAAATATTTTTGGCTCTCAAGGCTATGTTCCAGATGAATATAAATTGTCTGGGGATGAATCTGGTGATTCTTGGGGTTCAAGCAATGTAGGCGGCACGACCCCGTCTGGCGATTTTCAAATTGGACAGTCTTTAGATCGTAAGGGTTATACAGATGTTCTGAATAAATATGGCATTACGCCAAAATATGATCCTGAATACGGCTATGTTCTTCCCGCAAATGTTCACAATGCAGTAACGCAAGAGTATTTTAAGAATTACGGGCTTGGTTCGTATGGCGGCGGCAGTGGTGTTTCAGGATTTTTAGACAAATATGCTGTTCCATTGATGATGGCAGCTACTGGCGCTGGAATGGCTGGTGGGTTTGGTGCTGCCGCTGAAGGTGCTGCTGCAACTGAAGGTGCGCTTGCTACTGCCGCCCCTGTTGCTAATACAGCCGCCACCGCAGAGACTGCTGCTGCTGCTGGCGATGCTTTCTTGCCCGGTGCGCTATCCAACCCACTTTTGCAAGCCATGCCGACCGTATCATCTATGGCGCAATCAGCCGCCACTAACGCGGCTATGCAACTTGCAACCACAGGCACTATTGATCCAGAAAAAATATTTACGTCGGTAATAACTGGCGCGATAGGTTCAACTGCGGGTACCTTGGCAGGTAATGCCGCTGCCAATGCGCTTGATAGCAACCTTGTTAGGTCTGTTGTCTCTGGCGCTGTTAGCGGGGCTACACAGGCTGGTATTAACGGCACCGATCCGATGGCTGCTGCACTTGCATCTGGCGCTGCATCTGGATTGGGATATTCTGCCAAAGAAAATGGAATCAATGTTCCTCAGCAAGCTACGAATGCTTTAGTTACTTACATAGCAACAGGTGCGCCTCTTGAGAAGACACTTTTAAGTGCCGCTATGAGCATGGGAGTTGGTGCCGTAAAGGATGCAATATCAGGTTTTTCAAACACTCAAGCTCCGGCCCCTGTTGAGACTAGGACTCCACTATCACCTGATTCTTCTGGATTAGATGTTTTAGAAGATCAATCTGTTGGAACAAATGAAACTTTTTATGATGAGTATGGGAATAGATTAGATGCTTCTGGGGAGCCAATTTATGGTTCTAGTCTGGATGTATTAACCAATCCGGTACCCAATGACGGAACAATCACTGCCGACCAAGGCAGAACTGAGGATGATGCAAGATTTTATGATGAAGAAGGCAATGCATTAGACGCGTCTGGAGAGCCGGTTTATGGATCACATTATGATGTATTAACTGATCCGGTGACTAATCCGGTAACTGACGTTGTAACTTCCCCTGTAACAACTCCAGTAACCTCAACGGTAATTCCTAAAAATACTTCTACGACTACAGGTGGTGGTCTTTCAACTATTTCACCAAGTTCTTCTACTCAACCCACACCGACCGCGCAGCCTATTCCGTGGCTAACCAACCCAAGTCAATCAGGACTTCTGACAATCAAAAAAGACCCTAATATGATCTCTTCTCAATTGTCTGATATCGATAGCGGCATTCCACGCTATGCTGAGGCTGGCTCTGTTTACGACCCGTTTGCGCCGTTGAGTAGTGTGCTTGATCCGAAGAAAGTTGCATCAGAGTTCGTCAGTGCAAAGCCCACTCTGTTGGCATACAAAAAAGCTGTAGCGTCTCCGGCTCTTTCTCATGCTCCGCTGAAGAATATGTATCAGTCAATTGCGAGGGGTATGGCAGAAGGCGGTCTACCCAGTAAATACGAAGAAGCCACTCCGAAAGGGCATAAGCCTGAGTTCATTACCGGAGTCACTGGATTCTATGCCGATGGGAAGGGTACAGGGCAGTCTGACGACATTCCAGCCCTTCTCCATGATGGTGACTACGTCATGGACGCGGAGACCGTCTCAGCCCTTGGTGACGGCTCCAGCAAGGCTGGTAGAGAGGTTCTGGAGAAATTCAGGAATCAGGTTCCCCATGAGTCAAAAACCGGTGGTAGCGTGATCCCTGCAAAGATTGCCGATGGGGAATATGTCTTTCCGGCTGCGTTTGTCACCGCCCTTGGAAAAGGGGAAAATAAGCGTGGATCGGAAATTCTTGATGGGTTGAGAGAAAAACTCAGGGCGCACAAACGCAAGGCTCCTCTGGACAAAATACCTCCGAAGGCGAAGTCTCCGCTTGAATATCTGAAAAGTAAGGTATAAAAATGGCAAATCTACTCCAGAGTACACAAACCACTGCGACCGCTGCACCGCAGTTCTACACTGACTATCTATCAAACCTTGCGACTAAGGGTCAGGCTGCTCAACAAGGCGCTCAGTATGTAGGGGCGCAACCCCTGCAAGAGCAGGCTTTCAGCCAGATTGGACGGACTGCTGGAGCGTATCAGCCTGCCATTACAACTGGCGAGAATCTAGTCGGTCAGGCTGCAGGACAAGATATCTCTGGTGCTGCATCTCCTTATCTACAGGCTGGGACAAGCTCAAGCCCTCTGTCGGCGTTGGCTCCGTATGCTCAGAAAGTTAGTTCAGCTTCTCCTGCAGACTTAGCCGCTCAATACATGAACCCGTATATCAATACGGCGGTTCAATCTCTGTCCGACATTGCTCAACGTAACTATCAGCAGAATCTGGCTCCGCAAGCCACCGCTGCTGCTGTAGGTAGTGGTCAATTCGGTTCACAACGTGGCGCACAAGTCTTGGGTCAGGTCGAGAGGCAGTCTCAGCAAGATTTGAATAGCCAGATCGCTCAGATGCTGAGTTCTGGCTATGGTCAGGGTCTTACCGCCGCTGGTCAGTATCAATCGACTTTGGGTCAGTTGGGATCGACGGCCTCGAATGCTCAAAACGCATTCAATCAGTCGCAGTTGCAGGCTGGTCAGACGGCTGGAAATTTGACCGCTCAACAAGCTCAAGCTTTGCAGCAGGCTGGTCTTGGCATGGGGACTTTGGGGACTCAAGGCCAGACGATGAATCTCGCGGATGTAAATGCATTGTCTACCCTTGGTGGTCAACAGCAACAGATTGGTCAGAATGCTCAGAACTATCCGTTGACGACTCTTTCGTCACTGTCGAACATTATGCAAGGCGCTCAGATTCCGACTACGGTTACTTCGCAACTCAATGCTTCACCGCTGTCTACGTTGGCTGGGTTGGGGACTGGTGCGCTTGGGATGATTCAACCGAAGTATGATGCTACCGGAAAAGTTATTGCTGGAAGCACTCCTTTTGATCAAATAAAAGCATTGTTCGGTGGATCATCGAATACTGGAACAAATACTACTACACCAGACACAACTCAATATACAACCAGTACATCCAATAGTGGTCAGGACGTAACTCAAGCTCCAGATGGAAGCTGGCTATATACTGATTCTGGTCTTCCAGTGTCTTCTGGAGATGAACCCATTAACTACGACAATTCGTAAGTCTAAGGAATAATCATGGCTGAACAAGTCAAACAACCGATGTCTCTCTCCGGTCTTACTTCGATTGATCCTCGACAAGTTAATCCTGCTGAAGCCGATCCTGAAATGGTCAGCAAGTATCGTGAATCATTGGATCAATATAAAACAGCATTAGAGCAGAGATATGCCCAACCAAACCTTTTTAAGATGTCTGAGGCATTCCTAAAACCTCAGTTGGGTGGGTTTTCAGCATCTCTTGGCAGTGCAATGGGAACATTGGGTGAGAACACCGAGCAGCAACGTGCTATGCAAATTCCTATTGCAGAAATGCAGGCAAGGATTTCTCAGGCCGACATCCTGATGGGACAGAAAGGCAAACAAAACGAAATCTATCAGGCTTGGAGAAAGTCTGGTAAACCCATGGATGCGGACACTTACAGTCGAATTGCATCGCTCGGGCCTGATACAGAAATATCTAAGGCTTCTCAGAAATTCTATGAGGGCGCAAAAGAAGGTCTTGGCATGAAGATTACTGCTACCAAGGCAAAGGGCGAAGACCCTATGATGCAATTGGAAGGATGGACTGAATTTCAATTGACTCCAAATGCCGACCCAAGCAAGGGTAAAGCACAACAAGATGCGTTCTTGAAATCACTTGAAGAGTCAAAGCCTCCTCAAGTAGATCAAACGCAATGGAATGCTATGTCACGTTATGACAAGATGGATGCTGCATCCACATACGCCAAATCACAACGTGAAGCAGGCATGGGTGTTGAAGAGAAGATGCGTCAACAAGCCAACAGCGCACCTGAGCGTTTGTCGTTGTTGCGTTCTATTCGCGATATTTCATTGGGCGCTGGAATTCCTGACTCCAAGGATTCAAAAGGTAATGTTCTTACCGGTCAACAGCAAATGGGTGCTGCACTCAATTACTTTGGTGGGAATAACCCCATAGAAGTATTTGCGCGTGCCGCCGCCGATGGGAAGCTTGGCGAAACTTTGCAAGGGTTTGACACTTACGCTCGTCAAATAGGAATGTCTGAAGAAACAAAAAACAAATTTCAAGTTCTTGCAAAAATGTTGGCAGAAAACCAAGTGGCATTGCGTGGTTCTTCTCTCAATCCGACAGATGCATTTAGTCAGTTGCAACAATCTGCATCTCCAAATATTGGCAATTCACAGAATGCTTTGGTCACGTTAATTGACCTGATAGGCCATGCTGAAAAGAATAGCCAAGAAAAGTATCAATACATAAAAGAGAAAAAAGTTCCCTATGGTCTGTTGGAAGTTGACCCTGAGTTCAATGCATTAAGAGGACGGTATGCAGAAGAGCATGCCAGAATTGCTTCTGGCAATCCTTTGATGACTGCTCCGTCATGGTATGACCCATCGTATGGTAATGTCAGTAAAAAGAAGGAAGCTACACCAGCAGCTATTCCTGCGGCACCGTCTGCATCTGGTGCAAAAACTGCAAGCCCAAGAATTACTCTTGATGCAATAAGATCGGCAAAAGAAGCCAAACCATAATTCAAAGCCATGGGGTAGAAAATGGATTTAAATAAACTTTCTAAAGAGCAACTTGCCGTTGCTGAGAAAATTTTTATAGCAGCGCAAAAGCATGGTTTAAATCCAGACTTTGTATTGCCTATGGTTATGCAGGAAAGTGGCTTTAATCAGTCCGCAGTATCAAAAGATAAAAACAAAAATCCGGTGGCTTTTGGGGTGATGCAAATAACTCCAGCTACAGCCAAGACATACAAATGCGATGATCTTAATGACATGGATCAAAACATCAATTGTGGTATGCGTATTCTTGCTGATTTGTCATCAAGACCAAATATTGGGAATGACCCATACAAAGTTTTGGCTGGATACAATGCTGGGCCTGATACAAAGTTCTTTACTACCGGAGAGATAAAAGACTTGCCGAAAGAGACTCTAAATCACATGGAGTCTGTTGCCAATCATTATGGCGGAGAGTTGCCAGATGTATTGTCTGGAACTCAGGAAGAAACAAAGACAACTGAAGGTGTTCCAGACATTGCAGAGCCAAAAGAAGTTCCTACTGGATCGGCTGAAGTAGAGCGTAACCATTGGCCTGAAATGTTGGCTGGTGCTGGAGTTGGGGCAAAGGTTGCGGGTTCTGTTGAATCTACAAGACAGGCAATTCCATTTGTGCAAAATGTTCTTACCAGAATGGCTGGTAATGTCCCAAATCCTAATGCTCCTGCAACGCGTCCAAGTCTTCAAAGATACTTGAATAGTCAAATTTCACCGAATCTCAGAATGCCACTTACTGAACTTGAAAAAGTAGCTGGTGTAGATAAGATTCGGACTATGTCTGAAGTGCAAAATGCGTTGAAAGCTATTCAAGAGGTCAAATCAGAGCGCGTTGCAAAGACTGCATCGGTTGATCCAAAGACTGGCACTCCAAGAAAAATTTTTACTCAAACTGAAGCAAGACCTGCCGTTGATTTGAGTAAATTTGAGCATACCCCTACTCTTGCAACTAGAGCGACAGATGAGTTATCCAGAGGCGCTGAATTTGTTCGTGGCGCATTGCCTTCTGTTGCGCGTGTAGGCGTTGGTGCGCTTGGTGGTGCTTTAGCTGCAAGGCAATTGTATGACGCATTTGACCAATACAAAAAAGAAGGTCAAGGGTGGAATTTGCATATGCCAAGTGCTAGGAATGCTTCTCAAATTGCCAGTGGTGTAGGTGGCGCATTGGGTACGCTTCCATTTGGTGTTACGCAAGCCGCAGGGTTGGCATTGCAGGCACCGGAAGTCATTGGTCAACTGAATGATGCAGATGTAGCCCAAAATGCTCAAGCAGTAGCCGATTACAATAGAAGTATGAAGAATTTACCGGCACAACCTACAGAGCAAGAAATAGAACAATATAGGCAAATGGGGCCAGCCCGTAATATGCGTTTGGGAATTCGACGTTAAAAGTATCACGCGGGTTGTCTCCCTGTCGTGAGGGCGTAAGCCCTTTTGCCCCCTCTGATCCCTCCCCAGAGGGGGCTTTTTTTATCTGGCTGAAAGAATTGCAATCACAATAGCGATCTTTATTGAAATGATAATCGCTGCCCAGATCACATCTTTCCCCTTTTTTCCTCCAAAGCTTCACTTACCAACGGGTTCAGGCTTTTGACGAACTTGATGCACTCCGCACGTTCTTTGCGTGCTATCTGTGGTGCTGCTTTGGCGATAAAAGCTTTTGCCAGTATTTCCAGATCGTCTGCGAGGAAGTTGTAGTTTTCCTCAAGGACGACGTTCATAAATGCTTCTGTAATTTCTTTGTTGGTCAGCATGTTATTTCCCAAATGAGTTTTTGATTTTCCAGAATTCCAATAGGCACTGGAACATTTCCCAGCCTTTGACGAGTTCTTCTTCTGTCCATTCGACGACCTTGATGAGGCCGTGGTGCGTGACCGAGGCAAACACGTTTGCACACCGCGCCAGTGGTAGTCCTATACCATTTCGGTATGCTGCAAGCTGCATAACGTGTTCGTCGTAAGCCACTACCTTGTCGTCAGGGCCAAACTCTTTCGACTTGGCATCCAGAACGATCCCCAACTCCGACTGGCAATAGAGGTCGATCTTTCCTCCATACCCCAGATTGCTGGAAAAGGAGTTCTCTACCTGCCAATTGTGAGGCGATCCAAAATGCTTGCTGACCTCCTCCTGAAAGGCTTTGGCGATCGCGGGATGCTCGACATCGGTCGTCCCCTTATACCAATGCTCAATAGACTCATGGACGCGTGTGCCGCGCTCTGCAGCCTGTTTGCCGGTCTGTTTGGAGTCGGCACTGATGCGATTGATGAAGTCCTTCTCTGCCTCCCCCTTCAGCCGTGGGAGGGTGAGAGCAGCCAATAGCATCTGTTCGAGCTTCCACGCTTCGAGGCCCGGTTTAGCGGCGATCTTCATCACCGTGGTCACCGATGGCACCAAGTCCATTTTGCGTGCGTCTCGGAGCGTTGTGGGTCGATCTGAGCCATCTTTGGCAGGGACGGTGTATTGCGGTTTCCCGTCCTTACGATACCAATGGACAGATTCTGCTGCTCTAGCGATTATGGTAGTCATGATCAAAAGGGTACGTCATCTGAAGTGTCGTCCATCAGATTGACTGGCGTCTTGACTTCGGCTTTGATACCGCGCTTTTGCCATTCCGGTGACGACTCAATCTTCTTCTTGAGACTGTCCGAAAATCCCTTGAAGACCTCCATATCAGGATCAGCAATGTGGAAGATTTCGTTCTTGTTCACTGCCTCTGGAAGACCATTCTGCTTGATCATCGACGGAACCGGACTTACCCCAGCCACATTGGAATAGGTTTTCCCATTCTGACCGGCACGCTCAATTACGTTAAGCATGCACCATGCACCAAGGACATTCTTGAGGTCGAACTTCCGCATCTCCTCATCATTGAACGGCTTCCCGCGCCATGATTGAAGATCGATACGAAGGTTTGCCTTTTCACTCCATGAGTGCGTGTAATTCTTGAAAATAGCAAAGGGACGACCATCAAGCATGGTGATCTTTTTTCCATCGTCATCCATGCCATGGATTTCCCAACCGACCATGATCTTGTGCAGATACTTGGTCTCGCCCATGTATTCTGACTTTTGTGTGCCGAGGTCAACGATGCGATAGCACCGCGCAAGATGCGCTCCAGCGGGGCAACGCTCAAAATTACCACCATTATCTTCTACGATAAAACTCATGTTGTCTCCAACGTCCCTACGGACAAAGTCCGGTCATATGACCGTAGAAAGACTATAACACATAATTTGAGTCTGTGATACAATGCTTGTTGTGGAGGTCACAAACCCCGCAGAAAGGAACGATATGCACCTCAAACAATACTTCAAAGATGAACCGTATGGATCGAAGAAAGAGATGGCTGAGTATCTACATATCACGCCCACTTGGTTGGGTCTGTTGATACGAAAGGCTCGACGACCATCACCAGAACTTGCAAAACGCATTGAACGAGCAACACAGAAGTTGGTAACCGCAAAAGATTTACGCCCCGATCTGTTTGATTAACACTGGAGACAATATGAAAAAAGTAAGCCTGAATGACATCAGGATTGATGGCGGCACACAAGGCCGCGTTTTGATTGACCAGCCAACTGTTTATATCTATATCGATTGCATGAAAAGTGGGGACATATTCCCTCCGATGCTTACCATGTTTGACGGCACCATTCATTGGTTGGTAGACGGGTTTCACCGGTATCACGCTTACAAAATCCTTGGCATGAAAGAAGTTAGTATTGACTACAAGGCTGGCACTCAAGAAGAAGCTCAGGTGCTGTCTTTTGGCGTCAATGGTAAGCACGGCAAGCCAAGGACAAACGAAGACAAGCGCAAGGTTGTTGAAGATGCGCTTGTGCATATTTTGACGAAGGATAAGAGTAGCTATGAAATTGCTAAAATCTGTGACGTTTCTCAGTCTTTTGTTGCTGGCATACGTGATCCAGAAACAAAGAAAAAACAAGAGGAATCGAAGCAGCGTCACACCGTAAAGAAAGCTGAAGAAATTGCTGGCAAGACTAGCAGTGATGAAGACAAAAATACTAGTCAGACTAGTAGTGCGGCTCCTGATCCGCATGCCGGAACAACCCCTGATGATGATGAATTAAAGGCAAATGCTCTTTCGCTTCAAGCAGATACAGAGATAATGTATAAGATGCTTGAGTCTGACAATGCCTTGAATACCGCTAATGAAGAAATCAAAAGATTGAACCTGTTGAATGCCCAGCTTTCGGTGCGTATCAACGGTCTTATGGGCGAAAGAAACGAAGCCGTCAAGATGGTCAAAGAACTTCAAAAAGAACTGGATAAAAGGAAGGCCAAAAAATGATCTCGTCCCTAGCGCCGATTGAGCGCGATGATGGAAAATTCCCTGCCCCAAGGCCGTTTCAAACAGAGGCGCATCAATCCTTGCGGCAGGGGTTTAAGGAAGGTCACAAGAATCAGTTGATCATGGCTCCTACAGGGGCTGGTAAGACTTATCTTGGCCTGAGAATCTGTAACGAGGCAACTCAAAAGGGTAAGCGTGCAGTCTTCCTATGTGATCGCACTACCCTGATCAATCAAACCTCAGAGGTAGCCGATCGCTACGGTATGACTGATCATGGAATTATTCAGGCGAAGCACTGGAGACGCAGGCCGAATCATTTGTTGCAGATAGCTTCGGTGCAGACGATAGCCAAGCGCGAGTTTTGGCCTCAGATGGATGTGTTGGTAGTTGATGAGGCGCATACAACTTACAAGGCGTGGACTGAGTTTGCACAAAGCACAGGCGCTGCTGTAATTGGTTTGTCTGCGACTCCATTTACTGCAGGTCTGGGGAAGATATTCAGCAACCTGATCAACGCCACCACCATGTTTGATTTGACGCAGTCCGGTGTTTTGACTCCGATGCGGATATTTTCCTGCCAGAAGCCTGACATGACCGGTGCCGCGACTGCCGGTGGTGAGTGGACTGACAAGGCTGCTGAAGAGCGGGAACTGAAGATCGTTGGTGATGTGGTCGCTGACTGGCGTCGTTTTGGCGACAACCGCAAGACCATTATTTTCGGTGCCACCATCAAGCACTGCGAAGAACTGGCAAAGCAATTCATTAATGCTGGAGTGATGGCGGCTGTATTTACGTCTGAGACCACCGCAAAGGAGCGTGCTGAACTCCTGCAGGAGTATCGCAAGCCGGATAGTCACTTGAAGATTCTGATCAGCGTAGAGGCTTTGGCAAAGGGTTTTGATGTTCCTGACGTTGGATGTATCTGTGATGCTCGTCCCCTGCGTAAATCGTTGTCTACTGCAATCCAGATGTGGGGTAGGGGTTTGAGGTCGTCTCCTGAGACGGGTAAACAGGACTGTCACCTCCTCGACTTCTCGGGCAACATCGTGCGGTTCTTTGAAGACTTCAACGAGGTCTATTTCAACGGGCTGGATAAGTTGGATGACGGCGAGAAGCTTGATAAGACCATTCGCAAGACTGAAGAGTTTGAGGCCAAAGGATGCCCGAAGTGTGGCTACATGCCCTTCCACAAAAGATGTATGGCGTGTGGGCATGAGCGGATGTCTCGCCAGATCAGCGAAGCAGTTCAGGGTGAGATGAAAGAGATTTTCATTGGTGAAGGGAGTAACAAGAAGAAGCTGGCTGACAATGCTCAACACCTGTGGAACCAGATTTGTACGTACGCGAGACACCATAGTAAGCCTGAAGTGCAGTCGGGTAGGGCTTGGCACCTCTTCAAGCAGATCACCGGTCAAGATACGAGGTGGGCGTTTTCGACCGCTCCTGCGGCTGAGATCAATCGCACGGTGATCAACAAAATTACTCAGTTAAATATTGCGTGGAAAAGGGGCCGGAAATGAACTTCATCGACTTTGCCAGAGCCAATGGGGTGGAAATTGATTACTCGAAGCTGTTTGCATCGGAAAAGATCAGACGGTGCGGGACAACGGAGAGGCCGCGCTCGCTGAACGGCGCTTACTTCTGGGATGGGACGCGTGGATGGGTCATGGACTGGTCAGGAGAGGCTAGGATCGTTTGGTGGAATGATCCTGATGCCAAGCCTTGGTCGGCTGAGGAAAAGCGCCTGTGGGCGTTACGGAGGGTTTCAGCGGCCTCTGATCAGGACAAGCGGTATGAGCAAGCTGCACTGCAGGCTGAGATTACCTTGCGATCGGCGACCATGAATACTCATCCGTATCTGATCAAGAAGGGTTTTGAGTCGATCAAGGGGCTTGTTTTGGACGACAAGCTGCTTATCCCAATGCGGAATGTCGGCACGCATGCTCTACAGGGATACCAGTCGATCTGTCTGGTTGGGGATAAGTTTGAGAAAAAGATGCTCACCGGCATGCGAGCAAAAAACGCGGTAATGTGCTTAGGCGAGCGTAAAGCGCCGGAGACATGGTTAGTTGAGGGGTTTGCTACAGGACTGTCGGTACGGGCCGCGCTGCGCTCTGTGGGGCTGGCGGCGTCAGTCGTGGTGGCATTCTCCGCGTCGAACCTTGTGCAAGTGGCTGACCAGATCGGTGGGGCTAGGTATGTGTTCGCGGATAACGACGAAAGCGGGACAGGCCAGCGGATCGCTGAACAGACTGGCTTACCGTGGACGATGGCAAACGAAGTAGGCTGGGATGCCAATGATCTTCACAAAGCCAAGGGGCTGTTCTCCGTGGTGGGGAAGATTATGGACTGCCGTATTAAGGAATGCGCTTGACAGGGTTTTAAGGTTGCTTTAAGCTTTTCTTGCCTGAAAGATTAGGTCGCCTGTGGAAGGGTGAGTAGAATACGATGAAGCCCCATTACGCATGGGTTTCGGTTGTCGCAAGCGTTTGTCGTATTCCGCTTACTTCCACCGCGACCGCAACCCAGCCGTAATGGGGTTTTTTTTTCAGGCCGTTCTGGTCGCGTTAGCAATGAACCTTCTCTGGGTTGCTGCCAAGAAAACAGATAACACGTAAGAGGCCGAAGTTGGGTCATCCGGTGCAAATCCGAAAGAATCGTGTCGGCTGGTCTCATCGTCAAGCCGAGGGGCATACGGTATCCAATCCGTAGCATGACGATCCACTCTTGTGGGGTGACGCCTTCCCTCTCTACTCTTCTGTGGGGTAGGGGGGTCTTTGGGTGAAATATATTAAGAGCAGTGCAGGATGGGGCCATGTCCTCTTTTTTTACCCCAAACTCTAATTCCATGTTAGACTGTCCATCAAAGGAGGGTCACCCATGAGTGAATTTACGTTACCGGAAGAAGTGTTGATCAAAGCGATAGCCCAGCATACGAAGCGGCTAAATACTTTCATGAACGAAGGTCTGTCTTACGACGATGCATTTGATCTGGCGAACAAGCTGCTGGATCGAGATCACTTCGATAAAGATGACGACCGCAGACTGTGTTTTGAATGCACGCACTACGTGAAGAAGCAATGCACTGCATTCCGAGACAAGTTTGGTCGTCCTACCGAATGCCTAAAGTTTGTCTTACAGCGGTGTGAGAAATTCAACCTCAAGGGGGTAGCAAATGTCTGAAGCTTCTTTGTTCTGTCACTGGCTGACTAAGCAAGCAAACTCTGGTTTGTTGCCAAGCCAGATCAAGGCGGTGGTGAATGTGATGGATCGACTTGATCCTGCCGACCTAATCGCGGTGTTTTACTTCGGTGATGTGGAGCAGTCCACAAAAGCCATGAAGTTGTTGAAGAAGCTTTTCATGGATGAGATGCATTTTTTGGATCAACTTAACCAAGGATACGAATATGCGGCGCATGGGGATTGACCCCGGTCTGTCTGGGGCGGTAGTAATTCTGGAGGATGGGCAACCGATCGAATGGATGCGGATGCCGACCTACATGATTGGAAAGAGCAATCGTGTGAATGGAGCGGCTTTGGCATCTTTCATCAACGGTTCTGAAGTTGAACTGGCGATCATTGAGCAAGTCCATGCTATGCCGAAACAGGGCGTCACCAGCATGTTCACGTTCGGGCATGCCTGTGGGACTGTGATGGGAGTTCTTGGTGCGCTTGAGATACCGGTTGCCAGCATCACTCCGCAAGAGTGGAAGAAGCGTGCAGGACTGGTCGGAAAGGACAAGGACGCAGCACGGTCTAAGGCTCTGGAGATTTGGCCTCACTGGAGAGTGTTGGACAAAAAGGGTGAAGGTCAGGCCATGGCAGATGCAGCATTAATCGCGAGGTTCGCATGAATCAAAAAGACATCAACGACGCAGTCGATTTTCTCTACACCCACGGCGCTAAGTTTGCTGAGTCAAAAGCGCATCGGGTTTATCTGGAAGAGTTCCGCAAGAGCCAGAAAGCAATCCTGATGAAAACAGCCCTTTCAGACGGTCGCGCCAAATCTTCGGCAGCGGCTGAGATGGAAGCCTATGCAGACAACGCTTACGTTGAGCTTCTGAAGGCTCTGGAAACCGCTACAGAGAGCGAGGAGAAGCTGCGGTGGGGGTTGGTATCAGCGCAGGCCAGAATCGACGTATGGCGCTCTATGGAAGCTTCTAACAGAGTCATGGACAAAGCATCATGAACGGCACCTATAGCAAAGCTGAAAGGGAATGGGTTGGTAGGGTCAAAGAACTACCCTGCTCCGTGTGCGATCAGGAAGGCCCATCAGATGCCCATCACATCAAACAGCATCGCCACTTCACGGTGGTGGCCCTCTGCAAGTCCTGCCATCAAGGTTCAATCATGGGATGGCACGGTCAAAAGCGTGCTTGGGCTATCGCAAAGATGAATGAATTAGATGCACTAAATCAAACACTTAAGAATTTGAATACTAGTCAGACTAGTAAATAAGATTTCTTAACAAAATAGTTGTTGACCCAGAATCTAACTCTGAATTACTATTCGTTCACTGCACTTACGCAGGTTTATCTGGAGAAACAAAATGACTACAGCAACTCAAGCCACCATCCAAGCCACCGCCGTCATCGAGTCGATCACCAATGACATCGATACCCTCGCAGTGTATGACGCACAGGTCAAGACCTTGACCGCCAAGTGCAAAGTCCTCAAAGAGTCCATCACCAATCAGTATGGCGAGGGCAATCACCGTGGTGAGAAATACGGCGTGACGATCAGCATGGCTGATGTTAAGGGCAATGTTGATTACGCGGCTCTGTGCAAACATTTCGGCATCACGGACGCGCAACTCGACGGGTTCCGCAAAGGATCAATCGCTCGCATTACCGTCACTTCAACCAATTAATCAGTAGGGGGCTTCGGCCCCCAACCGGAGATGAGCATGATCAAATTGTTCCCCAAAGATAACCGCAACCGCACAGTCGCCGTGTTTGATACGGATGCCAAGGTGTATGAGATTTTTGCTGACCGTGCATGTGACAGTTACATTGGGTGTGCCGACACCATCCCAGAAGCCAAAGAAATCAGTCAAAACTGGAGCGAAGAATTATGAACAACGAAGTTGAGACGATCATCAAAACCGCAAGCGAATTAAAGATATTTGTCTCGCAGTGGGACGACGGTGGCGCTTGGATGAATCTTATTCAACGTAACAGCAATATGTATACCGGCCTGACACGCGCAGAAACAGAGCAACTGGTGGCAGGCTTGCAGGCTATTTTGGCGAAGGGGGCAGCATGAGCGCAGGCTGGTATGAGGATGGTCGCTACATGACACAAGGCATGCAGGTGCGTGCCGCTGTTGCGGAAGCGTTGGATCAGGATGCGATCGTCACCGAATACGTATGCCCACCGATCCCAGTCCGAGACATGGACTGGCAGGCAACTCGCAAGGGTTACGACGAGGGTGACCCGATCGGACGCGGCGCTACAAAACAGGATGCGATTAACAATTTGCTTGAGATGGAGGGGAAATAATGTCTACCGAATTTACGGCTAAGGATGTAGAAGACCGTGCCAAGGAAATCGCTATCGAAGCCCTTTACGATGACAAGACTGGCATTTTTGAGGATTACATAAAAAGCGAGGAGAGCGAAGACATTGCCCAGCCGCTGATGGCTGCTCTGAAAGCGTTGTCTAGCAAGCGTAGCTGGAACAACAGCGGCTGGATGTATGAAGCTCTGCGGCACTTGGAGGAAGTTCGCAAGATCATAGAGAGTGAGCAGAAACGAGACTTTCTGTGTTTTGTGGATCAAGCGCGGGAAGAATTCATGAATGAGGATGTTTAATGTCTATCCAAGAGGACTCCAAGAAAGTCGCCAAGATCATGGGCCAAGTCCAGTCTATTCTGGCTCGGTTCATGGAGAAAATCGGTAGGGTGTATGGCAGTAACATTGTGTTGGTCATTGCAATAGAAATTGCTACCACATGCTTTGCTGCTGCGATCTGGATGGTCGAGTGTCGCGGTGGCAATACTGACGAATTTTTTGGTGAGTTACTGAGCATGACAAAAGACAAGCTGAACCACACCAGAGAAGTGGCATCAACCCAAAACAATGGTTCCGTACACTGAGGAGTTGACATGAGCGAATACAACCAACAAGAGTTTGTGAAAGCGGTTGCTTACTTACAGAATCGTGGAATATATATAGCCGACAAAGGGAATCGATTTTTGCCGACAGACTCAAAAAATACTGACGTATCACAGACGATTGCTCGCTACCGACTGCAAATGGCAGATAAGAAAATTGAGGAACCAAAATGAGTTGGGATGGGCTAATTGCAAAACCGCAGACTACAAAAAAACAAGACCAGCCTGCCGAGCATGAAAATCCAAATGGAAAGCGCGTCAAAGAATACAACCATGATCATCGTGTATCTAAGCAATTCACAAACGATTCTCAGGGATTGGCAATCAAACGCTTGTGGTCAGCGGTGATCAGTCAAGCCATCAGGGATTCATGCAAAAAGCCGTTGACGATAACTAAAAGCAAACGCAACTGTTTAAAAAAAGTTATGGGAGTTCCGGTCAAAGAAAATTACTCAGCACCAAGAGCTACTGTCTGTGGCGCTCTACTGTTCTTGTTTGAACCTCAGCGGAGCGATCATATTTTTGAAATACTGGATATTGAGCCTGAGCATTTTCGGGAGAATCTGCTGGAATGCATGAATGGATCAAAGTTCTCAGGCAAGACTGCTTTCACAGAAATGATCCCAGAAATAAACCAACGGAGCTTCCGATTCAACTATCGGTGGTTCAGGAACAATCAAGAAGCGATCGGTAAGCATTACGAGACGCACAAAAAAGAGGAGGAGACAGAGTGAAAGAGATGATCAAGTTTCTTGCAAGTGGCGCTGTAGTGTTGTTCCTCGCGGTCAATGCGCTGATTCTGATGGTCTTATACGTCAAGTGGGTTAGCAAAGTCGTGGGGGCGCTATGAGTAATTTCTTGAACAAGGATCGTTACACGATGGCACGTTGGGAGGGGTTCAGGGACGGCATAGCCGTTGGCGTCGTGTTGGCGGTGATGTTCGCTTACATCTGGGTGTATTTCAAATGAGACACAAACACGCAGACTTTATTCACAAGTGGGCAGACGGTGCTGAGCTACAACGTTACGACGCGATTATGTGCCGTTGGGCAGATGATAAAAATCCAAAATGGCTTGAAGATACAAAATTCCGCATCAAGCCCGAGCCAAAGCCGGATGTGGTGGTGCAGTTTCACGCCGTGGACTACTCAGTATGTTCGGCAATGTATTGTGATCGCATACCAAATCTCAAGCTCACGTTTGACGGCGAGACAGGCGAACTCAAAGCAGCGGAGGTGTTGAAATGATGAGCCACATCGAAATGGAATACGCCAAGACACTCAAGCAAGTCAGTCAACTTGAGCGCGAACTTGACGAGGCACAGGCCGAGATTGCGCTGCTGAAGGGCGAGGCTGAATCGTGGGAACAGGTTTTTGATCGGACGTGTGAGCATTTGGCTGAGGCAAAAGAGGAACTGAACGACAGGAGAAAATTTGCGTATGCAGTTGAGCAAGCTCTTGATGGCATGAAGGGTGACTACGTTGAAATAATAAAAGAACTGCGGAAGGATGCGGAGAGGTATCGGTATGTTCGTTCTATTTGGGGTTTGCCCGACGAAAAGTTTAACGACGAAATAGACGCGGCAATGAAGGAGGTGAAATGAGCGATACGCCAAGAACAGATGCGTTGATGAGCGATATGAGCGAGGGTTGGCCTGATCGGTGGGCAAAATCACATGCACAGCTTGAGCGCGAACTTGCCGAGGCTGTAGCCGCCGAGCGTGAACGGTGCGCGAGGGTGTGTGAGGAACGTGGTAGTTTTAATTCGATGTATGCGCACCATATTTTAACTGGCGCAGCAGACGCAATCAGAAAGGTTGAAAAGGAATCCTTAACAGTTGCCAAACGGAAGCCGGTGCCGGAGTTTGAGTTGATTGAAAAATGGGAGGGTGAATGATGACTGACCGTGAACTGCTTGAACTTGCTGCAAAGGCGGCGGGGATTGAGGCTCTTTGGTCACCAGACGGATTGCTGCGCGATTGTACTAACGGTCATCCGGCGCAAAACATTTATTCAGCACCGCCGTGGAACCCCCTAATCTACGACGGCGATGCGCTGCGGTTGGCGATAAATCTAGATATTGATGTGGCAAAAGTGCAGATTAAATTCTGGGATAAACACAGCATCAACCCCTACGCCTCTACCCGTCGCGCTATTGTTCGCGCAGCAGCAGAGATTGGGAAGGAAATGAAATGACTGACAAACTGAGAGAAAGCATAAATATCTTGTGGGATAGATCATGTTACAAGTGCGGAAGTTACAACTGTGATATGTCGTGCGAAGCCGCGCTTGCGGAACCAGCTATTAAGGAATCCTTAACAGTTGCGGAGCCGGTTGCGTGGATGAGTGACAGAGATGTCGGTTTTTACAAGGAAGAATTCGGCACGTATCCTTGTATTCCGCTTTACACCGCCCCGCCGCGCAGGGAATGGGTTGGGCTGACGGATGAGGACATGGCTGATACCTACATTTCAGCGAGTGTTGATGTGATGATGAGATCAGCCCGTTTTGCCCGAGCCATTGAAGCAAAACTCAAGGAGAAGAACACGTGACCAAGAAGATACAAGAAGCCGTGACTTTCATCAAGGCGAGTCGGGAAGAAGCCATAACATTGGCTAACGACATCGTTGGAGATTCCGAGGTTCATGCACTCGTTATCCAGAAAGGGTTCACCGCAAGCCCAGAACCTGTGGGGTATATGGTGGTGCCTCTTGCTAAAGAGTGGGTTGGGCTGACGGGAGATGAGATTGACGAAATTTATAAGGCGCATCACACCCAATATGGTGAATGTAAGTCTGTAAATTTTGGTTATGAACGGGATATTGAAGCCAAGCTGAAGGAGAAGAACACATGAGTACCAAAAAATTTGGTCAGTTTGGCACGAGGGAAGAATTTTTAACGAACGAAATTAGAACTCTCAATCGGTATATCTCTCAAATGATTGAGACGATGAAGGTAATGCAAATCAACAGGCAGGATATGTCAGACGAAGTTGAAAGATTAAATTCAAAAGTAGAAAAGAATGATTGGCGGGGTTTGTTGGGCATAGAGGTTAAGGAAATCAGAGACGGCGCAAAAACAACGGACGATGCTATATACGCAACAGAACGTAAACTAAAGGAAAAGAACAAATGACTAAGATAAACCGGCAGGAAGCACTAGCGCAGGAGCCGGTGGCGTTTGTAGATTTAGGATCGCTAAAATTTAGTAGCCATACCCCAGATACTACTGTTGGCGTTTCAAGATACAGAACGCCATTTAGAAATTATCCTCTCTACACCGCCCCGCCGCGCAGGGAGTGGGTGTCACTGACGGATGAGGAGATCGCAAAAGTTGCAAATAGTTGCGTGTGGAGTGAAACCTATCACGTTGATTTTTCACAAGCCATTGAAGCCAAGCTGCGGGAGAAGAACACATGACCAAGATAAACCGGCAGGAAGCACTAGCAAAGGAAGCGCGGGAGAAAGTCAGGAAGCCGCTGACAGAGGAGGAGATATATGAAGCGTGGGAGTGGGCGCAGCGAAGTTCACGGATAGGCGTTACACGGCTTACTGTTTTTGCGAGGGCAATCGAACGCGCACATGGGATAGGAGTGAAAGATGAACCTGACTCAAGCGTCACTTGAACAAGCCGTGATTGAAATAAAAAAGATAATGGAAGAGGGACAGAAGTCAATTGCGCTGAAACCGACAAAGCTATTTATGATCCGCTACCCAGATGAAACAAAGGATGAGTTTAAACGTCGGTGCGAAGATGCGAAAACGATAGCGAACTCAATGCTAAAGGAGAGAAACAATGCCAATTAAACGGCACCCGACAGACCCCGACAAGGTGGTATTTGTCAGCCATAAACCGATACTAAACTACGACGAGCAAGCGGCGAGGATCAGGGTGCTTGAGAAAGCATTGGTAGCATTGGACAAAGACTACGAAAAACTGCTCAAAAAATAGGCAGTAAAAATATGTTGACACAAGAATCTAACCCTATGTTATAGTTCTACCCACTGCAAACGAGCAGGTTTATCAGGGAGACGAAAATGGGTGCATTCGACGACATGAAGGACGATCTGGACGCAATCTTCAACGCGCCGGTAGCCGTAGTCAAAGAGACCGTCTGGTTTGAAGAGAAGTGCAAGAAGTGTGACGGCAAGGGCAAAGTCACCATCGGCTGGACGTTTGTTCGTTTGGCAAGCTGCTTTGCCTGCAGCGGCACCGGCAAGCTGACCTTCAAGACCTCTCCTGAGCAGCGTGCGCGTGCCAAGGCCAGCACCGAGACCCGCAAGGTCAAGGCCGTTGAAGACAAAGCCGCTCAGATTCAAGCATGGCGCGATGAGAACAAAGCCGAAGCTGCATGGCTGGACGAAGCAGCCGGTCGTGGCTTTGAGTTTGCCGCCAGCTTGAGCGCCGCACTGACCAAGTTCGGCTCGCTGACCGAAAAACAATTGGCTGCAGTCCGTAAGTGTGCTGTTGCCGATGGCGAGCGCAAAGTGAAGTGGGCTGCTGAGAAAGCGCAAGCGACCGCCGCCGCCCCGACCGTGAGCGTGGAGGCAATCGAAGTGGCTTTCGCCAAGGCCAAAGACTCCGGCATTCGTTACCCGCGCCTGCGTTTGGACGATTTTGTGTTTACCCCCGCTCCGGCGACCGGCAAGAATGCTGGCGCGGTCTACATCAAGTCTGGCGAGCAGTATCTGGGCAAGATCATGGGCGGCAAGCTGTTTGCCACACGCGAATGCACTCAGGACGCGTCAGAACGCATTCTGGCGGCTTCTAGCGATCCGCATAAGGCGGCGGTAGCCTACGGTCAGAAATTCGGCTCCTGCGCCGTCTGTGGGCGCGAACTGACCGACCACACAAGCATCGAGCGCGGTATCGGCCCGATCTGTGCCGAGAAATACGGCTGGTAGCCAAGGTAGGGGGGTTCGCCCCCCTAAAAAATAGTTGACACTTAAATCTAACCCTGTGTTATAGTCTCACTACGGTCAAGTGACCGGTTTATTTCGGAGAGCAAAATGGACAAACAGATTCGCGGGAATTGCCAGTGCTGCGGTCGCCAACAGGCGGTGGTGAACGGTGCTATGTCGAAGCATGGCTACACGGTAGTCAACGGTTGGTTCCAAGGCGTGTGTAGCGGTGACCGTCACGAGCCGATGCAGGTGAGCCGCACCACCACCGACAGGATCGTTGCCGATATCGCCGAAGAAGTCTCTGCGCTGCTTTTTCAGGCAGATCAAGTGCTGGCTGGCAAAATGAAGCCGACCAAAGTGGTGCGTGGTCAGTTCATGAAAGCATATGAAATTGACTTTGCCGATGCGACCGCTCATGAGCAGGCGCACGCCGTTCAATGTCTGAACTGGAAGCTGCGCTCACGCGCCAAGGCAGGCGAAGACTTTGCCAAGTATCTTGCTGAAACGGCAGACCAAAAGCATGGCACCGCCCTGATCGAAGTTGAACGCAAAGAGGCTTCGGCTCCCGTTACCACTGGAGATAAAAAAACGAAGGATGGCAAGACCTACACTTGCCGCTACGTTGAAGGTGCGCGGGTTCACTACCGCATGACGCGTGGTGAGAACACATTCAAGGGCTGGATCGGGATTGCGGCTTGGAGAAAGATGGAGTCGGCCTAGTCTGGGAGGGGGGAAACCCCCTTTTAAAAACAAAAGGAATGAAAATGAAAACAATGGCAGAGCTTGAGATGGAAAACCCCGAGGACTTCCGCAACCCCGCCCAAACTCCAGAGGACGAAGCTAGAGATCAACGCCGATGGGAGGAGCGGCGAATAGCAAACGAATCGTTGCCGGATGAGCCGGATGAATTGGAAGACGAGGAAAACGAGGAAGAGGAAGAAAACGAAGATGAATAATCAAAATATTGAAGAATTGGCAAAACGCGTGATCCAACAATTTGTTGGGGCCAGATTCTTTATTATTCGATTTAACGGAGAGATTGATAACCTAAATAGTTTTGGAAAGTCACAAAACTGGGCGTTTCGATCAGCAAAGCAAGCTATCAATGTAGCGAAGCGCCGAAGCTCAAATGTTTTTGACAAAAAACTTAATAGCTTTATCGATATCACTGCGATCTAGCAGGTTTATAAGGAGAGTAAAATGAAGCGTGCATACATCAAGGCATTCAACGCGCTGAAGAAGCTAGGCGTGCCGGTCTTCGAGCATGGTGACGACAAGGGCAACTTCAGCATCAGCGGTGAGGAGGAGAACAGCCAGATGTGGGTGAATTACTACGCAGGATGCGGCAGCTTCGACTTCTGGGGTGGAGACAACGTCAACCCAAAGCTGACCAAAGTGCTGGACGATTACAAACTGTATGCCGAGTGGGTGAACCCCGGCATGCTTTCCGTATACCAAAAATGACAAGGGAAATGGCATGGACGACTTCAAAACAATGATCAAAATGTCGGTCGATTTAAAAGAGATTGAGGGACTGCGTTGTGACAGAACGCACCTGCTGCAGGCAACACAGAATCTGGTCGCAGTGATTGACCGGCTGGCCCCGATCCTGCAAGACACGCAGGAATACAAATACGCCAAACACGTTCTGGAGAACATCAATGACAACGAAATCTAAGGCCGTGAAGAAAGCCAAACCAAAACCCGCCAAGCCAGCCGCGAAACCAAAACAATTGATGGAGACTCTCTACACCATGCCAAAAGAGGTCTCAGAATGGATAGAGAGAGCCAACAGCACGATCCAGCACCTGAAGACACAGGTTGCTACCTTGAAGGAGGAGAACATCAACCTAAAGGCGTATAGGAAGTTCGCAGAACACCGCATTTTGAGATCAGAGGCCGAATAAGGAAAACAAATGGATCGCATGGAAGAGGCTATTGCGTTGGCTGATAGATGCTGGGGAAAGGCATGCAAAGCAGAACCAGAGTTTGTCGAGCAATATCTTGCCAGCGCCGAAGAATTACTGATCAACAGGCCCATCGTGATGGGCGATGAATTCAGGGAACATTGCCGCAGAAGAATGGTATTTTTGCCAAAGAACCTACATCACAACACATGGGTATCCGGCGTAAGGGCGCTAAACATAATTGGATGGATAGAACCCATCATGAAAGTCAGTCCAGAGCAACGGCACAATCACATGGACAAAGTAACCCTATGGCGTTCAAAAATAGTTGGAGATCAAACGCCAAGCAAACTACCGCAACTAAACCTATTTTGAGATCGGAGGCAGAATGAGTTAGACTCTATCCCAATGCGCTGAAATGATTGCGCGACAAAGGACTGCCATGACCGACAAAAAACCCGCGCCGCCAAAAAACAAGGGCGGTAGAGTATCCACATACGACCCTTACATCGCACGCATAATGTGTGAACAACTCAGTGAGGGAATACCACTGAGACAGATATGTAGGGAGAACGAAGGATTCCCAGCGTGGAGGACGGTTTACGATTGGATGGGGAAGGACGCCGACCTTGCCACAGCCATCGCGCATGCGCGTGATGTAGGATGTGACGCCATTGCCGAGGACTGCCTCCGCATTGCGGACAATCAATTGATAGGCGAGGAAGTCACCGAAAGCGAGGACGAGGAGGGCTTGAAGAAGGTATCGGTCAAGAAGGTGGACATGCTGGGTCACCGCAAACTGCAGATCGAGACCAGACTCAAGCTTCTCGCCAAGTTCAACCCCAAGAAGTATGGAGACAAGATCACTCATGCTGGGGACGACGTTAATCCGGTGGTGATCGAGAACAACATGAGCGTGTTTGGCGAGCTACTGAAGAACATCAAGCTGCAGCGCCAGACCGAGAAATGACCCTACTGACTGTGCGGGATACTAGTCAGACTAGTATTCCCTACTGCCATTGTGGAATACTAGTCAGACTAGTATTCCCTACTTTGAGTAGGGGATTAAAATGGGCGTAGCCGAGGACATCCTGCTCGACGAATCGGCTGAGGCCGAGTTTGCGAAGATGACGCCACAGGCGCAGGCGGTCTTCAACTGGCAGTTCAAGTGGCTCCGGCTGCAGGCGCACAAGCACCAGATCGAACCGGCTGGAAGCTGGTGGTCAATTTGGCTTATGCTCGCAGGTCGGGGGGCCGGTAAGACCAGAGCATCCGCTGAATGCCTTGCAGGATGGGCGTGGGATCAACCCAACACGCGCTGGCTGGTCTCTGCTCCAACTTCTGGAGACCTCAAAGGAACCTGCTATGAAGGAGATTCCGGTTTGCTCAAGGTGATCCCTAGTGTGCTGATAGAAAAATACAACAGCAGTCTGCATGAGATACATCTGGTCAATGGATCGCTGATCAAGGGGATACCGGCATCAGAGCCTGAGCGGTTCCGAGGCCCACAGTTTCACGGCGGCTGGCTGGATGAATTGGCGGCATGGGAGTATTTGCAGGATAGCTGGGACATGATCCAGTTCGGCATCCGACTGGGCAAGAACACCAAGCTGATCTGCTCGACCACACCGAAGCCGAAGGATGTCATCCTAGACCTCATAGGGCGCGAGGGTGACGACGTAGTGATCACACGGGCATCGACCTATGCCAACATCAAGAACCTCGCCCCAAGCTTCCAGAAGCAGATTTTGGCGTATGAGGGGACGAACCTTGGCAGGCAAGAGATTCACGCTGAGATCATCGATCCCGAGGAGGCCGGTATCGTCAAGCGGGACTGGTTCCGGCTCTGGCCTGATGGCAAGCCCTTCCCCAAGCTGGAGTTCGTCCTACAGTCATACGACTGCGCGACCTCGGACAAGACGATCAACGACCCGACTGGATCGATCACGCTGGGCGTCTTCAAGCCATTGGACGGAGGGATGTGCGTGATGATCTTGGATTGCTGGCAGGAACACCTGCAGTATCCAGACCTGCGACCGAAGGTGATCAAGGAGTTCGAGGTGGCCTATGGCGAGGGCAAGAACAAGAAGCTGGTAGACTTGCTGCTGGTGGAGGACAAGAGCGCCGGTATCTCGCTGATACAGGACTTGCAACGGGCGCACCTACCGGTTCACGCTTATAACCCCGGTCACGCGGACAAGACCCAACGCCTAAGCATTGTGGCGAACATCATCAAGGCCGGTCGAGTCTGGGTGCCGGAGAGCAGCAATCGCAAAGGGTACGTACGTGATTGGGCCGAGGGCATGGTCAGTCAGATATGCTCGTTCCCAGACACGGTGCATGACGAGTTCGTCGATTGCATCAGTCAAGGACTGCGATATCTTCGTGATGCTGGCTGGATCAGTATCGACGCGCCGCAACGAGAAGACTATGATGAGAGCGACATCACCGATGCAGAGATATTCAACCAGCGGTCGAGAGCGAACCCATATGCTGCATGATTGCAGGATCAGATGGGGTAGGCGCATAATCCAATGGCAAAAGGAGCCAAAATGCCAAAACCATTGGTAGGCGATGTATTAGATACGTCACGCACCCCCGGATGGGTCAATCATCCTGAGAATGATTTGCTTCAGCCTGTTGGCGCTTCAGCTATTGTTGGCGAAGAAAAACTAGTATCAGATGATGGGCCATTCAAATCTGCGTTATCTACTTACCCATCAAACAAAAAGTCTTATAGGTATTTGTATCATGATGAGAACGATATACCGATAGGCGCAATGCAAATACGCACTCTAGGCCCAAGAAGTAAAAAGGCAGTTATACAGAATTTGCATGTATCAGAAAATAATCGTCGTCAGAAAATTGCAACCAAATTACTTTATCGCGCTCGACAAGACTTTGATGTCAAGCACAGTCACGATTTGACAACGATGGGCAAAGCATTTTCAAAGGCTGTTAAATCTTCTGGCGGTTCTGTTCAGCCCAGCCTTGAGCAAATGCAGCAGGAACTTGACGCCTATCACGGCTCACCGCACCGCTTTCCACCGACCAAGAAGAATCCGCTTGGCGAGTTCGACCCTACAAAAATTGGGACGGGCGAGGGAGCGCAGGCTTACGGGCATGGGCATTACTTGGCGCAGGAGAAGGACGTAGCAAAAACTTACCAGCCACGATCCCCGCGTTATGAAGAGAAGTTAATCAAGGAATATAACAAAGCGCAATCGACGAGCAACTATCCAAAGATGGAGGTGCTTGAAGACGCAATGTTGCACAAATCGCCAGATGAGATTCTGGCAAAGTATTCCAACATCGAAGATGGTTACACTCCAGAACACGCAAAAGCCGCAAGCGAACATGCGAAATGGTTTCAAAAGAATAAGCCAGAAGTTGGTGGCCTCTACCACGTTCGCATACCCCATGAGCATATTGAGAAGATGCTGGACTGGGACAAGCCACTGAGTGAGCAGCATCCGCATGTGCAGGCTGCGATTAAGCGGGAGTTGCCCGATGCGCCTCACGATACGTTGGGCCAAGACCTGTATAACCAGTATGGTATGACCGCAAAGGCGGCATCAGACAAGCTAAGACGCGCTGGGGTTGCTGGCATCAAATACTTAGACGAACGCTCACGCGATGCTGGCGAGGAGACCCGCAACTTCGTAGTCTTCCCCGGCAACGAACACATCATGAAGGTTGTCCACAGGGAAGCTAAAGGTGGCGCTATCCATGAGGGGAACTCCGTACGTGTAACTACGTATAAGGCCAAGGGCGGTGCCATTCGCATGGCTGACGGTGGACAACCATTCTACTCACCGGTCGATCAAGCCATATCCAAGCTGAGTCAGGCCAAGGGGACTGGCGACCAATACCTATCGATGATCCGCAACACCCATGGCGTCAAGCCACAGGAGATTGAGGATCGCGGTCTCGAACAGAAGATGACTGGCAAGATGGGATTACCTGATGTGCAACGTATAGCATCAGAGAACCCCATGCCGAAGATCACTGAGAGCGTGGCGCACAAGAGTGATTTCTTTGTCACTCAAAAGGGTGATGACGACAAGCATTACGTCCTCAACGATACGGGCAAGCGTATTGCAGGGCCGTTTGAGACGCAGCAGAATGCTGAGGGGGCCATCAATCGGCTGAAGGGCAACAAGACTCAGTATGAGAAGTACCAGTTGAAGGGCGGGAACAACTACCGCGAGATCAAGCTGAAGCTGCCGGTTCAGGAAAAAAATCGAGGTGCATATGGAAATGGAGAACTAAGTTTAGGTTACGGCGCATCAAATAATTTTCAATCCTCGCACTTCAAAGATGAGCCGAACATTCTGGCGCATGCAAGGGTATCCGATCGCAAAGGCCCAAACGGGGAGAAGATACTGCACGTTGAGGAGATACAGTCGGACTGGCATCAACAGGCACGCGATCTTCGGCATGAAGAGATTGACCGTCTAGTTGAAAATGGTATGCCCGAAGAGGAGGCAAAGAAATCTGTGCCGACCAACTGGGGATATGGAACCCCAGAAGATCGTAAACATATTGTTGATAAATTGGCTAGGGATGAAAAGCTTACGCCAGAAGAAGAATCAAGGCGCAGGCAATTGCTTTCAAACAGAGTAGTTCCTGATGCTCCCTTTAAGAAGGACTGGCATGAACTGGCGCTGAAGCATCTGTTGGATCATGCTGTGAAGAATGGCTATGACAAGATGATCATCACGCCCGGTGCCGAACAAGCCAAGCGGTATGACCTAAGCAAACACATCGGCGAGATAAACTACAAGCACAATCCCGATAAGACCGTGAGCCTGATGGCGACCGACAAGGAGAACGGAAGCACTGTCTTGCATGAAGAGGATGTCCCGCACCACAAGATTCATCGGTATGTCGGCAAGGGTATTGCGAAGAAGATCATGGCGGGTGAAGGCACGCCTTATCAGGTCTCCATACCTTATGAGGGCGGCAGCATGCCCATTCCAACACCAGCAAGACATGCCGGTAAGATGACCCTATCCAACCTTGACCTCAAGACTGGCGATGAAGGAATGAAAGGCTTCTACGACAAGATCGTGCCTGACTTCCTCAACAAGTATGGCAAGAAGTGGGGCGCGAAGGTTGGGACTTACCGCATGGCTGATCCCAACAAGGACTACAACTGGAGCGATTACGTCCCAAATACAGATGACATGAACCGCATTGGTATGGAGCGGTTCGGCGTCAATCAGAGGGACATGACCTCAGACCAGTCTGCCGAGGCTAAAGAAATACACAAGAAAAGTATCGCTGAACAACGTGCAATGAACCTGCATTCATTTGATATCACTCCGCAGATGCGTGAGGACATCATGAGCAAGGGCCAGTCCCGCTACAACAAGGGTGGTGATGTGAAGCCCTTAAGCTTGGACGCAATGCGTTATGCGTTGATGGGGAATGGTGGCGGCATCAAGGAGCCGAAAAGCACTGTGCCTGCTTACAAGCTATTCCGTGTGGACAAGAAGCAGCCCGGCAAGCTGTTCCCGCTTTTTGTGGATGCGAATACTCCGGTAGAAAAGGACAAATGGGTTAAAGCTAAGGCTGGTGAGATGGCTGGTGAGAAGGTAAAGTCAAAGATTGGCCCCTTGGCTTACCGACCGGGCTGGCACGCGGGTGATCTTCCGATCGCTACTCACATTGGCGAGAAGTCTGATCCGAAGCTGAACAAGCCCGACCGCCGACCCAACAATCAGGTGTGGGCTGAGATCGACATGCCAAATGATGTAGACTGGCAAAAGAAAGCCAACGAACGCGGCATGAACAAGAAGGGCAAGCTGATTGCCAAGAATGCACACATCACCGATCAGATTCCGAAGGGCGGTCACTATCGCTACAAGACCAATCCGAATATGTCGGGCAGTTGGTTGATTGGTGGCGAGATGAAAGTGAAGCGAGTTCTGCCTGATGAAGAAGTGCAGAAGATCAATAAGAAGGCAAAGGTATCTGACTTGCCTCGTAGTGAGCCGCTCAATCTGAAGGATTGGGGTTTCAAACACGGCGGCTCAACGTCGCTACTACAGAATTTTAAGGATTAATATGCAACCCACAATGGCACAAATGCGTCTGGCAATAGCTGGAAAGAATCCTGTCAATATCCAGAACATTGGCGCAAGCGAAGCGCCCAGCATGTCACCGAAGTCATTTGTATCCCCAGACGCTGGTGACGGTCAGACGCCGCCTGTTGGTGGGGTAAACATGAGCAACGGCATGCCGGTTGGTGGGATCGACATGAGCCAGCAGCAGGCCGGTCAGCAAATGCTCCCTCAGTCGATGATGCAGCCGCAGGGTGGTCTTCCCCAAGGCCAGCCGCAAGGCCCACAAGGGCCACAGGGCGCTCCTCTTGGCGCTCCGGCAGGCGCTCCTCCTATGGGTAACATGCTATCGATGACACCGCAGGGGCAGGCTCTGGGTGCGATGGGAGGGCCGCAGCAGCCTCCCAAGCCGCAAGGCATGAAGAGTGGTGGATCGGCTAAATCCGTAGCTGAGATGAAAGATGAAATAGAGAGCAAGGGTAAGCCAGAAAAAGTCTCCAGCCGTATTTTATTTCCTGCCGAAGGTTCGGGTGGCGTCAAAGGAATTAAAGCTCCGCGTCACATGTGGTTTGGAAGTAAGACAAATGAGGGCATGAAGGACATCAACAAAGCGCGTGCAGATATCTATGGCAGTGAGAACAGAACTCCGCTGACAATTGGTCAGGTTGGTGATATCCATAAGAAAACATTGGAAGAGCATTTCAACAAACCCATTGAGCAACAGAATGCCGATGAGAAGGCATCATTGGATAAGTTGCGTGCAGCAAAACACCTTGGCAAGACCGCAAACACTTTGGATGAAAGTGAAAAGCTTGATACGGTTCGTCATGAGCATGATAAGCAGGGTCGAACCTACATTGGATTTGCGTCTAAAGGTGTTGCAGGGCATGCGCTGTATACGTCTGGTCATGGAGAGAATCAGAAGCATCACATATTGAACACCTGCCCCGGTCAGACCACCGGTTGTGGCGGTGGTGTTGATGAGCATGGCATTGTGGACACCAGCAAAGGAACCTGTTTTGCTCCGGTAGCCGAGACCCAATACGCTGGCGCTGCTATTCGCAGATCATGCCATGAGCAGGCAAAGCACGACCCCGCCATGACCAAAGACTGGATTCTGGCGCACACAGGATCACTGCGTAATGCAGCGCGTCTTGCTGACAGAAAAGACAATCGTTTGTTGTTCAGACCGAACGTGGTTGATGAGACTGACGTTTCGTCACGGCATGCCATCAGGCACCTGAATAAGCAACGCAAGGCAGAGGACAAGCCTAGAATCATTGCGAACTCATATGGCAAGACCAATGAGTTGCATGATCCTGAGAATGGATACTATGTTACGCATTCAAACGTAGGCCCGAAGACAAAGCACGGTAAATCTATTGCTGAGAACATTGCGCGTGATAAGCAGCGTGTCAGAAATACAATTACCGCCACCAAAGCAAATGGTGAAGACTTCAAGAATGACGATAACAATGTAACGCCTCCAAAGAGTTCATACATGGTCACCAACGTAAAACGTCATTCTGCGTTGGATAAGAAAATGCAGAAGTCGATTACGCATGCGAAGTATTGGTCTACCGGCAGACCTACTAGCAACCTCTCCGAGTCAGAAAAAGAAGAGGGTGCAGAAGGTCACTTTAACGGCAATGGCAAGCCTACAACGCCTGATAAGTCGCACTATGGGCATACGGTAGTCAATGACAAGCGTTACGACTATCAGAAGCAACATATCCTTCATTCGCGATTGGTTCAGGTTGGCAAGAATGCGGACGGCACCCCGCATATGATTCCGACAGACTCAAGGTTCAAGGATGAGGACTTTCTTCCAAAGAATCGATTCAAGACAAAGAATGGGAAAAACGCTGGCGCTATATTGATGACAACGCCTACTGAATCAACGAGTAATGTCGGGCATAATTCGTCGTTCACGCACAATGTTGATGAAAGTCACCTTGAGCATGCCAAGCGTAACAATGGAGAATATGAGATTGATTCTCCGCATCATCAAGAATCCGCGTCTGGCAAAGAATATGTTGCGCCGAGACCTATCCAGTTCAAAGCAGATGGTGGTTCAGTGCATCATGGCGAAAGTTTTGGAGACAATATGGAATTTCCTGAGCAAAGCTTTGCTGCTATGGCGCACCTTGCCCATCGGCGTGATCCTGATGAAGAGGGAGATATAGTGCAGACCAAGGCGCACGGCGGTCATGTCCACAAAAGATCGGTAGTAGTTCACACTAAACCGGACACCATGAAATACGAGATGATCATGCGGAAAAAGGTTAAATAATGGAACCTCAAGAGGAATATCAGACGGAAGAACAAGTTGACGGTAGCGCCGTTGTTGATCTTCCTGAGATGGAGACGGAAGAGCGTGCTGACGGATCAGCGGTAATCACGCTGGATGATGGGCCTGAGTTCAATCCTGACTTCTACGACAACCTTGCTGACTCAATGTCAGATGGGACGCTGCGTGGCATGTCTTCCCATTACCTTGACCTGCTGGAGACGGATAAACAGGCGCGGGAGAGGCGGGACAGGCAGTATGAGGAGGGGATTAGACGGACTGGTATGGGGGAAGACGCCCCCGGTGGCGCTACCTTCATGGGTGCCAGCAAGGTCGTTCACCCTGCAATGGCTGAAGGCTGCGTAGACTTTGCCGCTAGAGCTATCAAAGAACTGTTCCCTCCTGATGGCCCCGTCAAGACCAAGATCATTGGCAAGATGGATGACATAAAGTCAGCGAAGTCTGAGCGCAAGCGTGACTTTCTGAACTGGCAGATCAGCGAGCAGATCGAAGAGTTCCGCGATGAGCAAGAGCAGCTACTGACTCAACTGCCGTTGGGTGGATCGCAATACTTCAAACTGTGGTTTGATGAGCAGAAAAAGCGT